ACGAGCCCCCGCCCCTGCCGTCGCAAGCCGTGGCCCGTCCCGGGGATCTGTTCGCCCTGGGGGCGCACCGGCTGCTGTGCGGGGACGCGACGAGCCTCACGCACGTCGCCCGGCTGATGGACGGCCTGCGAGCCGACCTGGTGTTCACGGATCCGCCGTACAACGTCGACTACGTGGGCAAGACCGGCAGCGCCTTGAAGATCGACAACGACAAGATGGACACCAAGCGCTTCCGGGCGTTCCTCCTGGCGGCGTTCCATGTGCTGTTCGCCAACGCCCGCGAGGGCGCGCCGATCTACGTCTGCCACTCGGACACCGAGGGTTACAACTTCCGAGGGGCGATGATCGAGGCCGGATGGCTTTTTAAGCAGGCAATCATCTGGGTCAAGGATTCGTTCGTCATGGGCCGGCAGGACTATCACTGGCGCCACGAGCCGATCCTCTACGGCTGGAAGCCCGGGGCGGCGCATCGCTGGTGGGCGGACCGTACGCAGGACACCGTGTGGGAGATCCCCCGGCCGAAGCGCAGCGTCGAGCACCCGACGATGAAACCCGTCGAGCTCGTATCCCGCGCGATCGTCAACAGCAGCAAGCCCGGCGACATGGTCCTGGATCCTTTCGGCGGCAGCGGGTCGACGCTGATCGCCTGCGAGGCGGAGGGGCGGGTCTGCCGGATCGCCGAGCTCGATCCCCGGTACGTCGACGTGATCGTAGAGCGGTGGGAAACCTTCACAGGGAGGCGCGCGGAACTTGTCCACGAAGGATCAGTACACGGCGACGCTCGAGGAGCGGCGGACGAAGTGGAAGGAACAGTTCCTCGAGTCGCTGAAGCTTAAATTCGGCAACGCCACGGAGGCCGCAAAGGCCATCGGAATCACCCGGCAGGCGGCGTACGCCTGGCGCCGCGAGGACGAGGCGTTCGCCGAAGCCTGGGACGAGGTCAACGAGGGCCTCAAGGACTTCGCCGAGAGCAAGCTCCTGATCAACATCAGCCGGGGCAAGGAGGCGTCGATCTTCTTCTTCCTCAAGTGCCGGGCGAAGGAGCGGGGCTACATCGAGCGGGTGGACATCAACCATTCCGGCAAGCTCTCGCTCGAGGACGTGCTGGCTGAATCGTGGAAGGCCGGAACGGGCAAGCCCCCGAATGCACCGGCCTGAACTTCTGCGGTACGCCGCGGAGCGGACTGCCCGCTGGCGCGCGGAGCCGATCCAGATGGTCCGCGAGGAGTTCGGCGTCGAGCCGGATCCGTGGCAGGCGGACATGCTCGCGGCGTTCGCCGATTCGTCGCCTTCGAAGTCGCGCATCGCCATGAAAGCCTGCAAGGGGCCGGGCAAGACCGCGGGCCTTGCCTGGGCGATCTGGAACTTCATGGCCTGCTACGGCCGCCCGGGGGAGCACCCCAAGGGCGCCGCGACGTCGATCACAGGCGACAACCTGGACGACAACCTTTGGCCGGAGATCCAGAAGTGGCGGAGCCGGTCGAAATACTTCCAGTCGGCCTTCGAGTGGACCAAGACCCGGATCTTCGCAAGGCATCACCCGGAGACGTGGTTCTTCTCCGCCCGTACCTGGCAGAAGACCGCCGACAAGCAGCAGCAGGCGAACACGCTCTCCGGGATCCACGGGGCGTACGTCCTGTTCGTCCTCGACGAAAGCGGGGGCATCCCCGACTCGGTCATGTCCACGGGCGAGGCGGTTTTCTCGACGCGGCAGCCGGGCGACTTCCTGAAGATCGTCCAAGCCGGCAACCCGACGCACCTCGAGGGGCCGCTGTACGCCGCCTGCACGACGGCGCGGCACCTGTGGGTGGTGATCGAGATCACCGGCGATCCGGACGACCCGAGGCGGTCTCCCCGGATCGATATCGAGTGGGCGCGGCAGCAGATCCACGACCACGGGCGGGACAACCCGTGGGTGATGGTCAACGTCCTCGGGACGTTCCCCCCGGCGTCGATCAACGCGCTGCTCGGCCCCGAAGAGTGCTCGGCCGCCATGCGCAGGCAGATCGAGGCGGACGTCTACGTCCACGCCCCGAAGGTCCTCGGCGTGGACGTGGCGCGCGAGGGCGACGATCGGTTCGTGATCTTCCCCAGGCAGGGGCGCGTGGCGTTCCGGCCGAAGGTCGCGCGCAACCTGAAAACCCAGGAGCAGGTCGCCATGGTCGCCCGGGCCTCGGACGTATGGGGCGCTGACGGGATCCTGGTGGACGCCACGGGCGGGTTCGGATCCGGCCTGATCGACGGGCTGCAGGCCGCGAATTACACGGTGATCCCGGTCCACTACTCCGGGGCGCCGTACGACCCGCGGTATTTGAACAAGCGGGCGGAGATGTATTTCGAGGCGCAGGCATGGGTCAAGAGCGGCGGTTGCCTGCCGAACATGCCCGAGCTACAGCGGGAGCTCTGCGCCGTAACGTACCTCTTCCGCAAGGACAAGTTCGCGCTGCTCGAGAAGGAGCAGTTCAAGAAGCTGCTCGGGTACTCCCCGGACCTGGCCGATGCGTTCGCGGAGACGTTCGCCTTCCCGGTGCAGAAGAAATCGTCCGCGCGCAGCCAGTTCGCGGAGACGGCGTTCGACCCGAGGCGAGCGGGACGTCCGGACGTCCACGGGCCGGAGACGGGGTTCGTGGAAGGCGTAAGGCTGCCGACGCGCGGTTGGAACGATCGAAACGGGAGGTGAGAGATGGGGTGGAATCCGTTCAAGGGAAATCCATTCAAGCGGGTTGGTGGCTTTCTGGAAGACAGCAACGAGCAGCTCGGGAACTGGATGATGCAGAAAGGGTGGCAGACGGACGCCAAGGAATACGATGTTAAAGAGGCGCAGCCTATCGCCCGGGCCGCGGCCGCCGCCAAGCAGGCCGAGTTCGAGGCATCTACCCGCGCTGGTCTCGAGCGCCTTGCGCTGAAGCGTAGAAAAGGCTTCCAGGTGTCGATGATCGTCAACCCGACGATGGGCTCCGGCTCGAAGCTCGGAAGCTGACCAGATGGCCGCCGACCCCAAGATGATCCTCGCGCGGTTCGAGCAGCACAAGGCAATCCGCCAGCCCTTCGAGCAGCATTGGGAGAGCATCGCCGAGGTCCTGATGCCTCGGAAGCGCGGGATCCTCTCGCGCGGCAACAAGCGCGAGGGGCAGAAGCTGACGGACATGCAGTACGACGGCACCGGGACGCGCGCGGCCGAGAAGCTCGCGTCGTTCATGCACGGGTCGATGACGGCTTCCAACTTCCCGTGGTTTGCGCTGCAGACCCGCAACGTGGGCCTGATGGATTCGAAGGCCGTCGCGGACTGGCTGGAGGAGTGCGCCGAGCGGATGCTGGCCGCGTTCGCCATGAGCAATTGGGACTCGGAGGCCCCGGAGTCGTACCTCGACAACATCATCTTCGGCACGGCCTCCCCGATGTTCATCGAGGAGGACGAGATCCAGACGCCCGGGCAGAAGTTCGGCGGGCTGAAGTTCACGGCGATCTCCCTGGGCGATGCGTGGTGCGCGGAGAACCGGCGCCGGGTGATCGATACGGTCTACTGGCTCACGACGATGTCGGCGATCGACGTGGTCACAGATTGGCCGAAGACCGCATCGGAAACCACGAAGCAGGCGGCGATCAATCGTCCGTACTCCGCGGTCAACGTCCTTGTGGCCGTCGAGCCCCGGAAGGGCGCTCCGGCTTCGAACGGCGAGCGGCCCTTCGCCTGGAACATGCCGTTCGCCTGCTACTACCTCGAGCCCGACCGTCGCGTCATGCTCGAGGAGAAGGGCTTCCACGAGTTCCCCGCCCCGACGCCCCGGTGGTCGCGCGGCAACGGCGAGAGGATCTACGGCCGCGGCCTTGGCGAGTCCGCCTACCCGGACGTCCGTACCCTGAACGAGGCGGTCCGGTTCAAGCTGATGAGCCTGGCGATGGCCCTCTTCCCGCCGCTGCTCAAAGACATCGGGCTGGCCGGATCCATCCGGTGGCTGCCGGGCGCGGTCCACGAGGTCAACGGCAAGGCGCTCGGGATGAGCCCGCCCGTCCAGCCGATCTTAAACGGCGCCAAGTTCGACGTGGCCGAGGTCGAAGAGGAGAAGATGCGGGCGGTGATCCAGGAGGCGTTCCACGCCGGCCTGCTGCAGTTGCCCGAAAAAGAGATGACGGCGCAGGAGGCGCACCTCCGGATCCAGTTGATGATGCGCGTCCTCGGCCCCGGAGTGCTCGGCCGCCACAAGTCGGAGTTCCTCGATCCCACGATCTCGCGGGCGTTCGGCCTCA